GGTAGTATCAAACTCAGTAGCGTATTGGATTGGACAACATAACTTCTACATGTATGATGGTTCTGTTAAGCCACTAGAGAGTCCTGTACGTAGGTATGTACTAGATGACCTCAACCTAGCACAGCGCAGTAAGATTACAGCGGGACTAAACCAGGAGTTTCATGAGGTATGGTGGTTCTACCCATCAGCATCAAGCGATGAGAATGATAGGTACGTAACATATAACTATACAGAAGGCTCATGGGCTATTGGTACTTTAAATCGTACCGCCTGGGTAGACCGAGAGATTTATAGTCTGCCCATCGGAGTTAAATCGTCTGGTGAGGTGTATGACCATGAGACTGGGAACAGTGATGATGGTAGTGCCATCAGTGCCTACATACAATCAGCAGATTTCGACTTAGCACAAGGTGATGAGTTATTCTTAATGACTCAGTTTATCCCTGACATAACCCACTCATCAGGCACAGTAAACCTAGACATAGAAGGTAAGCTATACCCTAACGACGCAGCAACTGCATTTGGGCCATACGCACTGACGAGCAGTACGGAGAAGGTAGATTTACGAATTAGAGCGCGTCAGATGAACCTAAAACTATCGAGTAATACCGCAACAGGGGATAGATGGCGCATAGGTACACCGCGTATCAATATACAACCAGACGGTAGGAGATAGAATGGCCATAGTACTAAAAGAAAGATTCCCGATACCTCGGGATACCTATGAAAAAGAACAGTTAAACCAGCTAGTTAGAGTACTTGAATTAGCATTCCGTCAAGTAGACTTTGAACTAGCAGATGATGCAGACCAACGTGAAGCTGAAGGTTGGTTACTTAGATGAGTAACTTCTTTAAATCATCTGGTACATCATTAACAGATACTTCACTGACTACTTTATTAACAGCATCTGCCCAGTCGTCTTTTATCTTAAGTAGTGTTATAATATCCAACACTACCGCCGGAAGCGAAACAGTAGACATAAATTTCGTCGATAGTAGTGCAAGTGCTACATTTAATATCGCCACCGAGCTTGCTATTGGCGCCAAGACTAAAGTCGAACTTTTGAGCAACTCCTTTATATTAGAAGAGGGGGATTCTCTAAAGGCAACAGCTTCCGCAGGGAACTGTATAGACATTGTAATATCATATTTAGATAGATACAGAGGCGGATAATGGCAGGCATACAAGATTTAGCACAGCACGGTAGAGGCAACGATACAATGATTGCTCACGTAACTCCGGGCGAGATGATGGTTCCGCCTGAGATGATGGCGCGCCACCCCGCCCTACAGAAACAACTATATCAAGCATACCTAGACGAAGGCATGGACCCTCGTCAATTTAAAGTAGGCTCTGGAATCACATCACTAAATCCAACTACAGGCAGGCCTGAGTTCGGGTTCTTCAAGAAACTGATTAAAGCTGCGGCTCCTGTTGTAGGTTATATGGTAGCAGGACCAGTCGGTGCTGCTATCGGTGGCGGGCTAGCCGGGGCCTCTGATGGTGGTGGATGGAAGGGCGGTTTAAAGGGGGCGGCTATTGGCTATGGCGCCGCCTCTCTTGCCTCAGGTGGTGCTTTCGGTGAAGGTATAGCAGGTGCATCAGGAACAGGGTCTGGCGCTAGTGGTTGGGGAGGTTTAGGTAATATAGGCGGCCCTATGCTGATGATGACAGCGTTAGGCGCTCTAGCAAAAGAACCAGACCAGCCTGGAGGTAGTACTTACAAACCAAACACAGACAAGGGAACACCTTTTAAACTAGACCGCCCTGATTTAGAGTCAGGCACAGGTACTCATCAAAGTAATGCTATCACAGATGCGACAGCAGGCTACGGTACTGGTTACAAGGACCATAAGGCTGTTACTATGCCTTATGAAACAACCGCTTATGTAGAATCCCCTACAATTAAACCAACACCGTTGGTTATAGGTAACCCTAATATAACCCCAGAAGAGCTGATGGAGTATTATAGGCCTAAGGCCTATAAGGCACAGGGTGGAATGATTAACCACGGCACAACAGGTACTGCTGACGATGTCCCTATCATGGCATCGAAAGGCGAGTTTGTAATGACCGCCGACGCAGTAAGAAACGCAGGACAAGGCGACCCAAGAATGGGCGCTAAGAAACTATACGATTTAATGTACTCACTAGAGGGAGCAAGATAGCATGGCAACATCATCAACTACAACGATAGGAGGCATCCCCGAGTGGATGGAAGACTACGCCAAGAAGACAATGGCATCAGGGCAATCGCTTGCCGAAACACCTTACTCGTCGTATAGTGGCTCACAACTAGCGGGTTTCACAGCCCCTCAAACCCAATCAGCTAATCTAGTACAGTCTAATGTAGGCTCAGGACAACCAGCACTAGCCGCTTCTACAGGACTAGCAGGCGAGCAGGCCAAATACGCAAGACAAGGTATTACACAAGCAGGTGCAGGAACTCCTTTATTCGGCCAAGGTGTTACAATGACGGGGACAGGCGCTGGACTGACTAACGAAGCCGCCGCGGCAGCTCGAGGAGCCCCTTCTACATTCAACGCCATGATGCCGGGACTAGCCTCCCAGTATGCAGACACCGCTAAAGCCTACGACCCTAAGTCAGTATCAGGGTTTATGAACCCATATCAAGATGCTGTAACTAAGCAGGGTCTTGATGAGATGCGTCGTCAAGGTACGATGGGACTCAACCAGATTAGTGCAAACGCTGTTGCAGGTGGAGCATTCGGCGGTGCGCGCCACGGTATAGCCGAAGCTGAGCATCGTAGAAATATGGCACAACAGCAGGGTGAGTTCATCAACCAGTCTAATATGCAAAACTACGGACAGGCTCAGAATGCCTCTCTTCAGAACTTCCAGAATCAAATGGCTCGCCAAGCAGGCGCTGCTCAGGGATTACAGGGACTAGGTCAGACAAGCTCAGGACTACAGTCAAACGTAGCAACTCAGTTAGGTCAACTAGGCGGTCAGTACGGTACGATGGGGCAACAGCTAGGTGCATTAGGTAGTCGATATGGTCAGATGGGTGCAACACAAGCAGGTATTGGCGCGCAACTAGGTCAGGTTGGTCAGACACAAGCAGACTTGGCTAGAATGTCTAGAGGCTTTACTGGTGATGATATTAATAGTTTACAGAATGTTGGTAACTTACAGCAAGTACAAGCACAACGTGGTTTAGACCTAGACCAAGCAGAGTGGAGTAGAAAACAGAAGTACCCATATGAGCAGCTTAACTTTATGAGCGGTCTAATTAAAGGCACTCCATATAGAACACAACAGATGTCTACGACAGAAACACAGGACCCATCTAGAGCGAATCAGCTACTAGGCGGACTAGCAACACTGGCGGGAGCTGGTAAAGAATTTGGATGGTGGGGCAACAGCGGCACTACAAATTAAATAGGATAATCACATGAGTATTTCAGATAAGTTACTAGAGTTCACAAGCTCTTTAAACGAGATAGATAAGTCCGATAGGGATTACTATAGTCAAATGGACATGGCCGATAAGATGTCTATGGGTATGGGGGGTCTAGGCACTTTATATGGGTCTGCCGCGGAACAAGCTGGGCAGTCAGTACAGGACTGGTCTAAGCAGAAATTGTCACCAGAGGCGATGAATCAAGCAGGTATAGCGCTTAGTAATACAGCATCTAATTGGACTCCTGAACAAACACAAGTGTTTGAGGGTATTCAGAACATACCTTCTCAAATGATACAGCCTGTACGACACCCAGAGATGCCTCAGCAGCCACAACTAACTCAGACACAGAAGAACGTAATAGCGGGTGAAAACTCAATGAACCGTATGCAACAAGAGGTTGATTATGCTAAAGCACAACAAGCCAAGAATGCAGGTATTCCGTCGATTTCAAGTGAATCTTTAAATAATGCGTCCGGTAAATCGCAAGAGATTGTACAGCAGGCAGTAATAGACCAAACAGACGATATTGACGATACTGCTCAGGCAGCTAAAGAGACCGAAGGTTGGTCTGAAGAGCATTTCAGAGGTGCCATTAAAGTAATTGATAGCCTACTACAGCAAACAAACCCACAATCAGCTGAGTATATGTCTCTACAAAACCGCAAAGCAGACCTAATCAGAGTGTATGAATCTCAAAAAGGCAGTGATGACCCGTACCGAGCTATGGAACAACAGGTTGCTACTAACCAAATGAACACCCATATATTGGATACTATACACGCAGAAGAGGAAGCAGCAGCACAAGCAAAAAATACCTCTGAGTTAATAACAAACGCAAGAACATCTACTGACGTCACTCCTGCTTGGCTGGGTACACATGACACCCCTAGGGAGAAGGCAGACCAGGCAGCAGACGCTGTACACCAGAACATCGTAGACACGGCTATGGACGAGCCTACTTTCCCTGATACGGACAAGGGTGATGGCGACAGACTAGCGTATCAGGCACAGGATGCTGGTTTTGACAACGTGCAGGACTACTTAGCAGATGCGGAAACTACACCAGGTGCTAACGTAGGAGCAGGCTGGAAAGACAAGACAGCTGATAATCAAATGAAGGCTATTGAGCATCAGTTTAGTAAGCTAGATAAAGAAGTTGCCTCTCGTATTACCAAGGCA